TTAGCTGATCAAGTTGAAAGATTAGAAGATCTTCAAAGAGATATAGAACTTCGAGAAGAAAATTTAAAAAAATTAAAGAAAAAACAAGAACATTTATCTGGAGAAATTATTCCAACTATGATGGCAGAGATGGGTTTATCTCATCTTAAACTTATGGATGGATCTTCAGTAGATGTTAAGCCGCATTACAGCGCCACTATTACACAGGCGAATAAAGAAGCGGCGTTTAACTGGCTTCGTCAAAACGGTTTAGGTGATATAATAAAGAATGAAATATCTGTATCATTTGGTCGTAACGAAGATACAAGAGCAGCAGATTATGCTGAACTTGCGAAGGGCCATGGGTTTTCACCGACACAAAAGTTGAAGGTAGAACCTATGACCCTGAAAGCGTTAGTCCGTGAGCGTATTGAGGCAGGTAAAGAAATGCCAACGGAAATTTTCAATGTATTCATTGGAAATAAAACAACAATAAAAAGGAAACAATAACTATGAACCAAGTAACAACAAAAAAAGAAGGAGCATTAGCAACATTTGATATGGAAGCTGATGCGAATGCCGGCTCTCAAAATATGGAACAGGGAAAAGATCTCGCGTTACCATTCTTGAAAGTTTTAGGCCAATTATCTCCTGAAGTGAACAAGATGAATGACAAATTTATCGAAGGCGCAGAACCAGGAATGATATATAATACAGTCACAAATAAACTTTATGATGGCAAAAAAGGAATTGATGTTATTCCTGTTTTTTATGAAAGACAATACATAGAGTGGCAGGACCGAGGCGCAAGTCAAGGATCTCCTGTAGCTATTCACAATGCCGATAGTGACATTGTAAGTACTGCAACAAGAGATAAATCATATAAAGATCGTTTACCTAATGGAAACTATTTAGAAAATACAGCAAATCATTATGTTATTTTTATGAATGGTCATCCCTCTACAGCTTTAATTTCTATGAAAGCGACTCAATTAAAAATTAGTCGTAAATGGAACTCAATGATGATGGGATTGAAAATGCAGGGTAAAAACGGATTATTTACTCCGCCAACTTACAGCCATATTTATAATCTAAAAACTATTCAGATGTCTAATGACAAAGGAACATGGTTTGGATGGGATGTGTCTAAAGTTGGTCCAGTTGAAAAAAAATCAGTGTATGAACTTTCTAAAAACTTTGCTACTCAAATTAGTAAAGGAAAAGTGGAAGTTAAACACGGGACTGAAAAAAAAAGTAATTCCCCATACTAACCTAATCCTAGGTAGTGGGCGTCAAAGCGAGAGTGGAAGCGCCCACTTTTAAAATTATGTTAGTTGCAAAATTTAAAGATATATTTAAGGGATTAGATCGTGCGCGTGGTGTCACTTATGTTGACAAAAAAGGCGAAGACGGTCAGAAGATAAAAGGTAAATCATTTGTAACAAGAGAAAAAGTTACTGATGATTTATGGAATAAACATCTTCAAGGAATTGAACCAAGTCTTGGTATCATTCCAATCAATGATGATAATAAATGTAGGTGGGGATGTATAGATATAGATTCCTATGCAGGATTTGATCATAAAAAATTAATTAACAAAATTAAAAATTTAAAATTACCACTAGTAGTGTTTAGATCTAAGTCTGGTGGTGCTCATGTGTTTTTATTTACAGAAGTTCCCGTTGAAGCAAAGATAGTACGAGATAAACTGTTATCCATCAGCGCAGTATTAGGTTATGGAGGGGCAGAAGTATTTCCAAAACAAATAGAATTAAAATCGCAAGATGATACAGGAAACTTTTTAAATTTACCATACTTTAACGGTGATAACTCAACACGATATGCTTTCAAAGATGATGGTAATGCTGCAACTTTAGAAGAATTTTATGGGATCTATAATAATGTAAAACAACTAGATGTTGGTTCCATAAAAGTAGAGAGGCCCGAATCAGAATTTTCTGACGGGCCTCCATGTTTAGAATCAATAACACAAACAGAAATTAAAGATGGAAGAGATAGAATTCTTTATCAATATATACAATATGCAAAAAGAAAATGGCCAGAAAATTGGCAGGCGAAGATAAATGCATTTAATTATAAATATTTTGAAAAACATCCTGAAGGACCTTTAGAAGATAAGATAGTTCAAGGTAAAATAAAATTTAATGATGGAAAAGATTTAGGTTTTAAATGTAATGAAGAACCAATGTGTAATCATTGTGATAAAAATTTATGCAGAACTAGAAAATTTGGTATAGGGGGTGAATCTGTATTTCCCTTACTTACTGATTTACAAAAAATTTTATTAGATGAACCTTACTATTGGGTCAATGTAGACGGAGAAAGAGTAAAACTAGATACAATAGATTATCTTATGGAACAAAGATTATTTAGAAGGACTGTTGCTAAACAAATAAATAAAAAACCAAAAAGAGTTACTACAAAAGAATTTGAAACATATGTAGATATGTTATTGCAAGGAGTAGAAGAAGTAGAGGCACCAGTTGGATCATCTAAAATAGATCAGTTAAGCAATCACTTAGAAGATTATTGTATTCAAAGATCAATTGGTTCAGTTACTAAAAAAGATATTTTAAATGGAGCAGTTTATAGTGAAGACGGCAAACATATATTTACTTTTCATAGATTCTTTCATGGACATTTAACTAAAAAGAAATGGAAGGAAGATTATCAAGTTACACAACAAATGCTTAAAGAACATTGTGGATGTGATGAAGGAAGAATGATCATAGGTAAAAAGAAACCTTCTGTCATGAAAGTAGATATATTTGATAAAGTTGAAGATCAATTTACTCAAAAGAAATTAAAAGAGGAGGTACCATTCTAATGAACGCAACAGATGATTTAATTTTATTAGTAGTTTTTACAGCTGCATGGATATGGGTAACTGTATGACTAATAGTAAAAAATACAAAACTCAATATAAATATTATCTAAAAGTAAAAGATACAGAAACTTACAAAAAAGCTCAAAAAAAAAGAAGCCGTAAATCCTATTTAAAAAATATAGAAAAGAAAAGAAAAAAATATTTAGAAAATAGAGAAGAGATATTAAAAAAAGATAAAGAAGAAAGAATTAAAAATCCTGAAAAGTATAAAGAAAAAAGTAAAAAACAATATTGGAAACACAGAGATAAATTATTAAAACGTAATGCCGAATATCGTGTAAAAAACAAAGAAAAAATATCAGCTCAAAAAAAAATACATGCTAAAAAAAACAAAGAAAAAATAAGAGTGTATAAAAGAATTAAAACCAAAGAAAAGTATCATAAAGATTTAAATTATAAAATGAAATCTACTATCAGAAGATCTATTTTGTATGCTTTACAAGGGAAAAATAAATCTAAAAGAACTTTAGAATTTTTAGGTTGTTCTATAGAATATTTTTGGAAACATTTAGAATCACAATTTACACCAAGAATGACAAGAGAAAATCATGGCAGCTTTGGATGGCACGTAGATCATAAGATTCCTTGTGCAGCTTTTGATCTTAGATGTCCTGTACAACAGTTAGCATGTTTTCATTATAGTAATTTACAACCTTTGTGGTGGAAAGATAATATAAAAAAAGGAGCAAAAATATTATGAGAACAATAGTATTAGGACCACCGGGAACAGGAAAGACTTGGACTCTTCTTAATAAAGTTCAAGATTATTTAAAAGATACTGATCCTGATAAGATAGGATATTTTGCTTTTACTAAGAAAGCAGCCAATGAAGCTAAGGGAAGAGCGATGGATAAATTTAATTACACCGAAGATGACTTACCCTATTTTAGAACTTTACATTCATTAGCATTTAGAAAACTAGGGTATAATAAAGACCAGGTGATGCAAAAAAGACATTACGAAGATCTTGGTAAAAAATTAAATATTTTTTTAGATTATAATGAATACGATGAAGAAGAAACTGGATTGTTTACAACTAAGAGTGATTATCTAAGACTTATTCATTTAGCTAAACTTAGAAATATAACCTTAGACCAACAATTAAAAATGGGGGAACATAACACTGAAGTAGAGTATAAAACTTTGGTTCACTTAGCTCATGAATTAGAAAGATATAAAAAAGAAAATGTTCTAAAAGATTATAATGATATGATAATAGAGTTTATTAAATCTGATAGCTGCCCTAAATTTGATGTAGTCTTTATAGATGAAGCACAAGATCTTTCATTAATGCAATGGAATATGGCCAAAAAAATATGGAATAATACGGAAGATTCTTTTATTGCAGGTGATGATGATCAAGCAATTTTTAGATGGGCTGGTGCAGATGTGGATTCTTTTATTGCACAAACAGGAAAACTTTTAAATCTTACACAATCCCGAAGAATACCAAGAGCAATACATGATTTTGCTTTAGGTATCATTAAACGTGTATCTAAAAGAAGATATAAAGAATGGGCACCAAGAGATCATCAAGGTTCTTTAAAATTTCATGATGATATAAAAGATTTAGATATGTCTTCAGGCGAGTGGTATGTATTAGCCCGAACACGTCATATGTTAGATAACATGGAAGATGAAATAAGAGAACGAGGTTGGTATTTTGAAAACAGATTTAAAAAAATGCCAGAAAAAGATGCTGCTCAAGCTGCAGCTGACTGGGAAGTAGGAAGAAAAGGAACTCCTTTAAGCTACCAACAATTAGAAAGAATATATAATTATATGACACCACAACACGTTGACAAATCTAGACTTAAAGGAATGGCTAGAGAAAGTTTTTATACTTTAAAAATGTTAAAAAAATTTTATGGATTAAAAACTGATGCAGTTTGGTATGAGGCATTTGACGACTTAAACTTTAGAAGAAAAAATTATATTAGAAGTATGCGGAGAAATGGTGAAAATTTAAAAGGAAATCCAAGAATTCATTTATCCACCATCCATAGTGTTAAAGGTGGAGAAAGACCCAATGTAGTTTTATTAACTGATTTAACTACCAATACAAATAGATCATATAGAAAAAATCCTGATGATGAAACAAGATTATTTTATGTGGGTGCAACAAGAACTAAAGAAAATTTACACATTATAAGACCAAAAGATTATGAAAAAGCATACCCGATGGAGAATATATGATTCATCCTTATGCAGAAAGTAGAAAACGAGCTAGAAAAAAATGGAGACAAAGTGATAAAGGTAAAGCGTGGGACGCTAAGTATAATCGTAGACCGGAAGTTAAAGAAAGAAGAAAAGAACTTTATATTCAAAGATTAATTAAAAAGTGTGCTAATGAAAGATAAAATTTATAAAAAGCAGGTAGGCGGTGATCACTACAAATCTATGGTTATTCAGCCATCAGAATTTATAAATAGAAATAATAT